GTGCGAGCAGCACACTGGATTCGGTACCACCGAACCGGTCCGCCAGGCCGGGCCCCGGGCGCTTCACATGCTTCCCCTCGAACAGCGGCTCTACAAACCGAATGGGCGCGCCGATGGTCTGCGGCACCAGCGGAATCGACCGCTGAATGGGCGACACATCTCGAATGGTCGGCAGCTGCGGGAAGGAGCCATAACCGCCGAGCTGCAGGTTGGCGCGCTTCCGCATGTCGACCACCATGCGGTTGAATTCGCTCTCACGAATCGCGTGCAGGCGGGCGAGCAGGTCCTTGCGCGTGAGGTCCGCGATGATCTCGTCCTCGCGCATCTTCTTCCGGGTCTCCGCGTTCACACCGGACTCGATGCCTGGCAGGCTGATAACCGGACCTTTGAAGCCGCCCGTCGAGAAGAAGCGGATGTCTTGCTCCTCTGCGGGCGCACTGGCTGACCCATTCCCCAGGCGAGCATCCCGCAGCGCATCCGCAGCACCATGGAAGCCGAAGGCGCGAGCGCCGACACCGGTGCTGTACAAGGCGATGTTCTGCAGCGTGTTCAATACTCGAGACAGCCCGCCTTCGCGCTTCTCCAGCTGATCGGCCAGGCGGTTAAGGGCGTCACCGATGGCGGTGATCATATCCTTCGCGCCCTGACCACCAGCGAGGAAGCCGCCGAAGCCCCCCACGACGTTGCCCAATGCCGCACGCAGATAGCCGAGGCGGTTGGGCAGCGTCTCACCCACCGCCGCTCCGAGGCCGTTCACGCGCGATTGCAGGTCGGTTATCGCCTGGGCGCCATCTCTGACCTCAATGCCCATCTCCTTCAGGCCCCGGCCTTGGCCGTGGAACGCCTTCGACACGAGGGTGGCGGACGCCTCAAGCGTGATCTGCTTCGCCGCGGAAAGGTCGACCACGGTGTTCAGCAGCTGCAGCGCTTTGGCTTCGTCGTTGGTGTTGCGCAGCAGAATGGTGAACGCGTCGGCAATGTCCTCACCATCCTGACCAGTCAGGCGCTCCAGCTGGCTGATGGTCGAGCGGATGCGGGGCTCGAGTTGTGTGAAGTTGATCTGCAGCGCGCGGGACTGCGCCTTCATGCGCTCCCAGACCTGATCGGCCTTGGCGAACTCGGCGACGGACTTCGTAGCGATCGCAGCCCAGGCAACGCCCATCGCACCGACTGCCACTGTGACTGCGGATGCTGCGCCAGCGACCTTCGAGAAGTTGGATTCCCACTCTTTGCCGGACTGGGAGATGTGCGTGTTGGCACTCTTGAGCTTGGCGATCAGCCCAGAGTCATCACCGTCAATCGAGACGAGAACGTCACGCCCCAGCGCTCCGAGCAGTCCCACTGTTCTCCCTTTGTTGATGGTGCCACTCGATCAACTCCATGACGTCGAAGTATCGCGGATCGAGTCGGTTAGCATTGACCACGCCTTCGGTGATCGGGCTGGTTCCAAAATTCTTGCGCCAGTTGTACAGCCCGACCCACATCTGCGTGTCGACATCTTTGTGGACAAGCGGACAACCGGGCAGTTTCAGCGTCTTCGTCGGCAGGACCACTTCCGTGTAACCACCCTCATCAGCAGACCCGAGAATGCACCCGCCCGGCTTGCAGTGCATCACGTGATCGTTGTCCGGTCCTAGCTGGAGGGCGAGGAGAATTTTCCCGCGAGTTCTTCACTCAGCCTGGCGCGCTCGAAGATGGCCTGGCCAACCTCAACAGGCCACACAGGATTAATCGCGTCGACGTGCGCTTTGTTCTTCGCGTCGAACGGCTCATCTTCGTCGCCGATCGTCAGGTTGTGAACCTTCACGACGCGCTCACTAAAGATCTCGCCGTACACCTTGCCGAACGTGGCGCCGTTCTGCTGCGCGGCCACCACTCTGCCGCCCCACTCCTGCGTGTCTTCGAACGTGAGCGGCTTGTAAACCCACACGGGCGCCGGCTCGACGTCGCGCGCGTTGAGCAGCTGCGCCTTTTTTTCGAGCTCGGCCTTACGCTGCGCAGCCACGTGCTCGGCCAAGACGTACGACAACGTGGCTGGTAGATACGGAATCCTCACACTGCCTCCGTCAGTCAAAGATCAGGTTGGCGGTCGGCGATGCGGTGCCGAGGTTGTACGGCACGGTCCAGTTGATGAAGTCGCCGTCCTGCGCCATCTGCACATTCTCTGCGACGCCTGAAGCCGCACTGAACTTCACGCGCTTGTACTGTCCGCCGGCGGCTGCGAGACCCGCTCGCATGGTGATCGCTCTGGGCGTCTTGTTCTTCTCATCCAGCATCGGGTCCCACGACGCGAGCGCGGGCGTACGCGCGCGCACCGTCAGCACGAGCCGCCGGCTGGTGATCTTGTAGCCACCGTGCGCATCGGCTGCGTTGCCGTTCAGCAACGGGCCCGTGCTCAGGCCATGCTCAATGTCGACGCCCTGGAACTCCGGCTCGAAGCTGCCCACGACCAGCGCCTGCGTGCCCTTCATGTTCGTCCAGGGCGCTGCCGTGAACGAATCATAGGTGGCAGCCTCCAGCGCCTGCTCCGTCAGCGCGTTCGCCACGCCGATGAAGGTCGCTTCGACAACCGGGAAGCTGCCGGCCGCCCACACCTGCTTGAACGATTCGGCCTGGCACGCGGTGAACACATACTTCTTTCCGCCCACCTCGAGCCAGATCGTGATGTTCGTGACCGGGTCATCGTTCTGGCTGTACGTCGCAGCCTCGGAACCACCACCACCAGTCACTGCGAGCGACATCCCGGCTGCGCGCAAGAGCGCATGACACTCCGGCACGTTCTTCGTGGTCTCGTTCGTGTACGCGTACGCTGAGCCCGCACCGATCAGTGGGAAGCGAAGCGGGATGCGGTAATACTCACCGGCTGGCTCAGCTGACGGTGGCGTGTCGAGCGAGCCTGTGATCGCATCATCACGACGGTTCGGCGCCAGCCAGTCGCGCTGAGGAATCATCGCCCCCAACACACGAATGGCGTCCGTTGACCAGCTCAGCGCTTCCGGAGTCCCTGGCGCTGCCTCAACGCGGGCCGCGAGCGCAGCCCTCTTCCACATGTGCGGCATTAGTCCTCCTCAGCAGGGGCTGGCTTCTGCGGATACTGCAGAACCTCCACGCCGTCCACGGTCACGCAGTCCTTGCACGGTGTGTACGATTCGCGCACCCGGACGTGTGGGTTCTTGATGTCCTCCGGATCCACCGGTTCGCCGGCCTGGACCACGCGGGTTATGACATCCATATCAGTTTGCCTCCGGGTTGAATTCCTGCGCGAGATACAGCACGATCCACAACTGCAGCGCGCGAGAGCGCTCCAGGTCTGACGTGTCTATGTCCCACTCGATAGCACCGGCAGTGACCGTGATCGCAAGCCCGCCGAGGGTCTCGTCCGCCTTCAGCGCGCGCTCTGCCCACGTGAGCAGGTCGTCTACAGCCTGGTCGGGAGAGGAGCCCGAAGCCACAAGCGCGCGCGAATCGAGTACGATCTGCAGCTCGTGAATCTCGCGCAGCTGGTCATGTTGCTCGCGGGCATCGATGCTCGGGAACACGATGATGAGAGGGAGGACGGAATCCTCGGCCGGCACGTTCAGCATGCGCCGAACCGTGAGCCCGGCCGGCTTGGTCATGCCAAGCGCTGTCGCAGCCTGCAGCGCAGTGATGACGCGGGTCGTGAGCTGCGTGCGGATCGAGGCCACGGATTACTTCTTGGTGGAAGTCGCAATCGCGAACGCTCTGCGAAACTCGCCAGCGAACACGCGACGCACGACTTCATTCGCGGTCTTTTTGAAGTCGAGCTTCGCAGGAATGCGCGCCTGGCGGGCAAACGTGAACAGCTCCTTCAGCCGGGCATTCTTCCGACGACCAACGCGCTGAAAGATGCCGCCCGTGCCCCATTGCGTTCGGATCATGAAGGTCCGCTTGTCACCTGCGAACGTCTCGGCTTTGGCCCCACGGCCGATCGGCTTGAAGTTGAATGCGCGAGGGCGCTGCGAGCGGGGAACTATATCGTTCTTGCCGCGACGCACTTCATCGGGAATCGCGAGGCGCCCACCATCACGCGGAGTCTTCGTGCCGCCCTCTTCAAATTTCTCCAGGAAGTCATGTGATTCCGCGATCCGAATCACTGCTTTGCGGAGGCCGAACTGCTTCTTGGCCCACTGGACGATTTTTACACCGTGCAACACCCACGGCCGCCGGATGCGAAACCGCTCTAACAGCAGAATTCGCTGTGCGGCCTGGACCTTCTTCGCAGTCTCATTGATAGCTAGCGACGTAGCGAAAGGCACCTGATCCCGGTACAGTGAAATCAAGCGCCGCGACGCCATTGAGCTGTCAACGCGAACGCGAATGTTCATGTCACGTCCTTGAGAAAGAGTCGGGTCAGCGCACCCTCATCCACGGGCGGGCGAGCGCGGACGTCGTACTCAACACCGTCGATCGACACGCGCGATCCGATCGCAATGCCTGGCAGCGAGCCGCGCTGAATCAGCGCAGTTTTCGCGTTGCCCATCGAACCTGCGTTGCGGTCGTCAAAAACCTCGACAGCACGCTCCTCGAAAATGCAGGGCGTGCTGACGGAGCCGAGGATCATGCGCTTCCCGCTGCCCGCGTGCTGCAGCATGAACGGGATCGCGCGATCGAAGTCGACGGGCACTGCTTACTCCCAGTTGTGCGGGCCGGGGTGGCCCAGGACAAACGTGCATGTCCCGAGCAACGGGTGGTAGGCTCCACAGAACGTCTTGGCGGCTGCGCTTGCCGCAGCCACCAGTGCCAGCACCGCCAGGCCCTTCGTGATCCTGCGCCTCATGACTTTTCGCTCCGTTGAAAAATGGGCTTTGACTTTACGCCACTCGCGACCGAAATGCTGCTACTTCTCGGCCTTCTTGGGAGCGCCGCCTTCTCTGGCCTTGCCACGCCGGATCATCCAATCGGCGAACGGCTCGGTCGCTTCGTGGACTTCGCCGGCAAACCATTCCTTGCCGTCCTCGCCAGCGACACCACTGAGCATGGTGATCGTCTTTTTCTTGCTCGGATCGCTCACGACTTCACCTCTGGGATTAATGGTCAGCATGTTCTCCTTTCCGTCATTAGAGCCGCAGGGCAGGAGGGGACACCTGCCCTGCTACTCACTCGACCAGCTGTTACGTGGTCAATGCATCGAGGATCTTGCAGAATGATTCCGGATTGCGGCACGCGATGCCCGCCATCTGGAAGCTCGTCACCTCGATCAGCCCCTGCTTCTTCAGGCGGTACGGATCCACAACGAGCTCGTACGCGCCCCAGTAGCCGATCAGCAGCTGTGACCATACGCCGAACAGAATCGCGTGGCAGATGCCGCTCGACGTGCCCTTGGTGAGGTTGTTCGGCACCTGCGTCGAGGCCTCCGCGCGGTAGCCGTTGACCTCACCGTTCATCCAGACGGGCATGCCGTTCGTCGTGGCAAACTGCTCAGTCTTCTTCAGCTTGCCGCGGATTCCCGGTGTAGTGAGGTACGCCATGGTGGCCAGGTCCGCATTGTCGTTTGCGATCTCGGTCTCCATGTCCACCAAAAACGCGTAGGTGGGGGCTCCACCGTTGGTGCCGATCGCGACTGAGTTGACGCCGACAACGCCGGTCAGACCCAGAGGCTGGTTGCTGGCGCCGGTGCCCTGGATCGCTGCCTTGTCGATGCCGAGCGCAGCGCCCATCTGCAGGTCGTTCTGAACGAACGAATCGACGTCGATCGACGACTCGTTGAGGAGCTGCCGGCTGTACGCCGTCGACGCCTGGCCGGTCTTCGGGCTGAGCAACACCTGCCCGATCGTCGCGTCCGAGTCCGCGACGTCCGAGCCCGGGTTCTCCGCGACCCAGGTCCAGCTGCTCGATGCCGTCTGCCGCGGGAATGCGACCGGACCGCGCAACCCCGACAGGATGGTCGCGCCGAGTGCTGCGACCTTCATGCGCGCATACAGAAAGTCGATCAGCTCACGCCCTTCCGTGAACACAGTGTTGCCGCCGGCGGTGGCAGAACCGGTGTTCAGCGCGGCCATCCGATCCGCCAAACCGGAATCGAATTGCCCAACCCTGCGGAGTTGGTCCTGAGTGAACATGAACCCGGGCGCGAAGCCGAAGCCGCGACCCATGTCCGCGGTCTTCACGCGGTGTGGAACCAGCAGGCCGCCGCTGTACTTGTAATCCTTCGGCAGCCTGTTCTTGATCTCATCCGAGATCTCGCGCTCGAATCCGTCGTCCTCGAACTTGGTGCCATCCTGACGCCCTACGGCCGCGAGGATCCCGCGCGTGATAGAGTAGCGGCGCACTTCGCGCTCGTTGAGATCGACCGCAGCCGCGGTCATGGCCTGCAGACCCGCGCGCTTTTTCTCGGCAATGTCGAGCCCCACGTCATGGGCCGACTTGCCGGACCTCACATATTCCTGCGCCTGCTGGGCAGTGAGCCCATGCGCGGCGCAGGTCTGAAAGATCTGCGTTGCGCGCGTCGCTTCCGCTGCGTGGTCGGTACCGACTGCCACCGTGGTGGTGGCGGCCTCACGGGCCGCCGTGTCCTGTACGGACATCGTGGTCTCCCTGGCCTCTGAGGCCGTTGAGGAATCGCGGGTATCGTTCGCGATCGGCTGCGCGCCCGCGTCATCGCGCGCCGTGTCTGAATTCACGTCTGCTTGCGCCACGTCGGCCGGCGAATCCGAATCCGCAATGGCCACCCTCACGACAACCGAGGTTTTGCTTACGGCTTCAGGAGGAAGGTCCTCGGCCGAGCGTGTCCGAGCCTCGGCCGGCCCGACTGCGCCCAGCTCTTCCAGCACCTGATCCAGCGTAGCAACACGATCGATCAGATTCTCGGCGATCGCGCGCTTTGCAGTGAGCACTCGGCCCTGGCCATATCCAGCGCGCACCGCGGCAGGCGTGGCGCCGCGGTGGCGGGCGACAGCTTCAACGAAATCGTCATAGCTGTCGTTGACCATCTCCTGCATGTGCTGGCGCGCATCCTCGGAGAGAGGTGTGAAGTAGTTGCCTTCGGCTTTGTATTTGCCCGCCCTGATGAGCGTGCGCTTCACGCCGTGCATCGCGTCCATGCCTGACACGTCCGTATGCACGGCGAACACGCCGATCGAGCCCACATCGCCGGACGGTGATGCGATTACTTCGTCGGCAGCGGAGGCAATGAAGTAGGCCGCGCTGGCCATCAGCGGGTTGGCAATGGCCTTGATAGGCTTCCTCCCGCGTGCGCCGTAGATCTTCGCGGCGAGCTCGCTGACACCGTGGACGGACCCGCCAGGTGAGTCCACATCGAACAGGATCGCGGCGACCGAGCTGTCGTTGAGTGCTGAATCGAACTGCTTTGCGAGCTGCTCGGTCGACGTACCCCCGCTGATCTCGGAAAACATGTTCATGCGCTGGGAGATCACGCCGTAGACTGGAATGACGGCGACGACTCCCTGCTTTTGCGCAGTAACTTTTTTGGGCTCACCGATCCGCGCTTCCACTTCTTCACGGGTAAGGATGCCGCCCTCGGCGCGCAGCTCCAGGAGCTCCATGATGGCGTCGAGCTTCTCTTGCATGATCGCCCACGGCATCGACTGCACGGCTTTCATGATCCCGGGGATCTTGAGTCGCATCGTCATCGGCTACTCCTCAGTTCCGTTCCGCATGCACGAGACGATGGTTGCCGTTGCGCTTCGCTGGCTTGTCGTCATCGTCATCGTAGAGAGAGCGCGCGAGTGCGCGATCCGATGCCGTCGGCACCGGCGAGATCGGCACGCCGTATTCCTCCGACAGGTCCTTCTCGTGACGCAACTCCTCGAGCGTTTCTTCGAAGTCACGGCCCTGCTCGCCGGCCAGGCGCGTGCGGCTGTCCAGACCCAGCTCGAGCATCTTCTCCGCAGCGAGCGCATCCTTTAGCGGATCCACCCATTGCCACCCCCGCGGCTGCCACACGTGCTCGAGATACTCGCGGTAGTCGTAGGAAGGCAGCTTGAGCCCACCGACCGTCACGGACCACTTGAGCCATTCCGGATAGATCAGCTCGTGCATGTGTTCGATCGTGTGCACCTGGGAGAGGCGCCAGCGATCGCGCTCGGTGATGAGGCCGGCGCGAATCGAGCTGTAGTTCACGCCCTCGAGATCATTGGCCAGCGTGTTGTAGCTGACGCCGTAGCCGGAGGCCTGCGTGCGGAGTTGTGATTTGACGAAGTCGGGATAGCCCGCGGCGGGATAGTCGGGCTCCCAGGGATGCAGATCGTAACCGGTGATGTCCTCGAACGTGCCAGGCGATGCATCCATGGTGAGCGGGCCATCACTACCCGGCGCGTCCGGATCATCCTCTTCATCGTTCTTGCGCGAGAAGAAGCCCATCTTCGACGCGCCGACGCGGCACGCCACGAGATACGCTTCCTGGAAGCCGTTCAGCATTCGCGATGAGATGATGACCGGCGCCGCCCACGGCACGCCGCGTGTCTGTCCCGGCCGCTCCACCATGAACAGGTGGATCATCTGCTCTGCGGGAATACGGATGCGCTCGCGATCGTATCGTGAATCGGAGGGATGCGAAGACCAGCAGTGGTAGGCTACCGTCGCGCCCCACTTGTCGATCTCGATGCCAAGCCGGATTTCGTTGATGCCGCGGCTCGCCGGCCGCGTGTAGTCGATGTCCAGTTGATCCGGATCCAGCAGTTGCAGCGCGAAGCCGTACGCGTTGTCGAATCCCGGCAGCATGCGCACAAGCGCTTCGCCATCCTGCGCCTCTGTCCGCACGGCGAGCTGCTGGATGCCAATCCAGGACAACCGCCGATCCGCGGATGCACACTTCGGCTTTCCCCACTCGTGCCACGCGGCCTCGATCGTTCGGTTGATGACCTTGTCCGGCTTGTCGTCGAACCCGCGAACTCGCGCCTGCAACCCGATCCCCCATGGCCCGATCACGTTCTCCTCGACCAAGCCAAGGAATCGCTTTCCGTACGCGTCGTTGCGGCCTATCTCGCGCGCGCGGGCGCGCAGTTTCTTCAGGTCACCGCGGATCTCCTGGCTGGCGGATCGCAGCTGAGCCAGCGTCCAGTCGGCGGTAAGCCGGTTCTCGACGGCGCCGCTGAACGAGTTCGCGCGGCGCTTGACCTGCGCGCTCCGTTGCGGGAACGGACTTGCCAGCCACCACGATTTGAATGCGGCCGCTGCGCCTCGCAAGCCTGAGTCACGGCGCGACAAAGCCAACCTCTACGGAGCGGCCGAGACGGCCAGGATTGCGATCACGCCGCACGAGGCGCGCGTATTTGTCCCGCGCTTTCAGGAGCTGCTCGTACGGGATGTTGTTGACGGCGCGGCCGTCGATCTGGTACGACTCGACGTCGGCAATCGTGCGGCCTTCGAGCGTAGCTTTGATGACTTCGAGCATCCGCTCGTTGTGGCTTTTCTCGTTGATCGCGGCGCTTGGATTGCGCAGGACCTCGGTAGAGCCGGTCGCGGCAGTGACGCGATCGGACCCCTTCGTGAAGTAGAGAGCCCAGCCGTACGTGGTTGACCGACCCGTGACGGCAAGCTTCACTGATGCAGCGGGGATCTTGACCTTGTACGTATCGCCCTGTGTCGTAATCTGCCCGGCCTCAGACGCGAGATCCTGGGGACCGCGCAGCACGAAGCTGAGAGCCCATCCGTCAGCGACTGGGAAGTCCGAATTCGAGTAATCGAACTCGAGCGTATCGCCGGAAACGATCTGCGCGGGAACGCCGATCGGGATCGCGTGGCTCAAAGCATGAGTCTCCAAAACGAAAAAGGGGTCCGCCCACCTAATGCTTCTGGTGAACAAGACCCCAAAGGGGCGCAGTCGAATTGTCGGCCTCAAGCTACACGAAACGCCTCCGGCAAGTCAACGATCACCAGCGATTGATCCAGTTCGACCGGCGCGCTGGGCGCCGCGGTTTTGCCGCCGGCACCTCTTCATCGTCAGGCTCATCATCAGGCTCGATCGCTTTCAGGCGCAGCTCCATCTCACTGCACAGCCGATTCATTTTGGGAGCCAGGCCGACAAACGCACCCAGCGCAAGCACGCGGCAGTCGAGCGCCTCATTGCGCACGCCATCCGGTTTGACCCACACGCGCGCAGGGAAGCCACGTGTGTAACGCGTCACAACCTTTTCCGCGGTGAGCTGCGCGAAGTACTCCTCATCGTACCGATCGGGGAAGTGGCAGTATCCCGTGCCGTGTTCCCGGAGCTGCAGGCGGGCGTACACGAGAGCCTTCGCAGTGTCGACTCCCAGCGGAAAGAGCGGGACCTTTGCTTTGTTGTTCCGCGTTGGTTTGCCCATGATGAGCCGGCCAGGCCCGCCCATGCCTTTGGTCGCCCACACCTTCCGACCCCAGCGTTCCTTGCAGAACTTGTAGACCGCCTGTGTGTGGTGGCCACCCGAGTCAATGCAGGTCGCCCTGATCGGCAGCTGGATGCCGGCCGGGTGCGCAAATGTGCCGCGCAGCTCGGCATCGAGATCCTTCCATAGCGCCGGCGCCGATGGATCGCCGTTCAGCACTCGGTAATCGATCGACCACGTCTCCTCATCACGGCCCCAGCCTACGATCTCGATTTCGAATCGATCGTCCTGGACGTCGACGCCAGCGGTGATGACGACAACTCCGCGTGGCAGCGGCTCGGCTTCGTAGTTCTCGCGCCGCTCGAGCAGGCCGGTTTTGTCGATCGTGAGAGCCTTGTCCTTCCAGGTCTCGCCGAGCGACAGATTTACGAACGACTTCAGCTTCTCCGGACGCTTCTGCGCGCGCAGCCATTTGCGTACGATCGCCTCGAGCGGCGCCATGAGCGAGACCATCGCGGGCGCGTGGAAACCCGCGATGCCTTCGAATGCGCGTTCTGCGCGCCACTCGCCATGTGTGATGTTCCGGTACCGCTCACCATCCGACCATGGTGATCCGCAGTCCCTGCACACGTACACGGCTGTCTTCGCGTCGCCGGCATCCCAATGCACCTGCGCCCACTGGAGCGGCTGCCAGTGTGTGCAGTGGTGACACGGCACGTACCAGCGCCGCCGATCGCTCGCCTCGTATTCGTCGCTGATACGGCTCAGTCCTTCGGTGGTGGGCGTGCTTGACTTGTAGACCTTACGTCGGCGGAATTTCTCGGTGCGCTCCTCGGCGATCGCCACCGGATCACCTTCTCCATCGACGTCCTCAGGATAGCCGTCGATTTCATCCAGGTGCAGGTAGCAGATCGGCATGGAGCGCAGTGTTGCAGCGGAATTCGATCCGCCAATGATCAACACGCCGCCCGGGAATTCCTTTAGGTCCAGTGTGTTGCCGCCGTCCTTGCTGCGCGGCGCCACGATCTTGCGCCGCAGGACCCCATCCTTCGCGTTCTCTATGAGCGGCGCCACACGCTGCCGGCTGTACCGCGTGCCGACCATTGTGGTGGGCTGCACCACCAGCATCGGGCCTGGCGTCTGGTCTACCACGTATCCGATCCAGTTGAGGCCGGCCTCGGTGGCTCCAATCTGCGCGGCCTTCACGAAGACAACGGTGTGTGCCGGGTGGGAAGGGGAGAGACAGTCCATGATTTCGCGGAGATGCGGAACCCGATCGGTACGCCACGGGCCAGGCTCCGGCGATTCCTTCGATGTCAGAACGCGGTATTCATCCGCCCAGGACGAAACGGTGCGCTCCGGATCCGGACGAATCGCGATCGCCGCCGTCCGATAAAGCGACGCGACCACATTCAAGCTGCGGCTTCCGGCGTCGGCTCGATCGTTTCCAGTTCTTCCGCGGCCGCGAGCGCATCCAGGTCGCCAGCGATTGCGTCCAGTACGTTGCGCAGCTCGCGCGTCAACATGCGATGCACTGCAGCCGGGTCCGTTTCCAGCGCCAGAGAATCCGCAAGACGATCAGCCAACCCCAGCGTCCGGTCGCGCACGATGCGCAGCGTCTTGAACCAGGCACTCCGCGTGAGATCGGCATCGACCACCTTGCCGAGCTCGCGCTCGAGCTCCAACTCTTTCAGCTTCGCCTTGATTGTTTCGTGATCAATGCGCGCGGCCGTGAGCGACCGCTGCTGACCCGAAGCTTCCGAATCCGGACTTGGAGCCGTCGACGCGGCCGGCACTGATCGCTTCTGATTGGTGTTCGCCGCCCACGCCCGATCGGCGGCTTCGACGTCGATCTTGCCGTCGCGATCACGAGTGATTCGACCTTCCTTGATGGCCTGCAGTACCGTCGGGTGGCTGCAGCCGCGGTGCCGCGCGTACGCACGAACGCCGAGCCGCAGCTTCTTTTGCTCCCTGGTACGCTTCCCACCGGTAGGCAATTTTCAAAACCTCAGACGAGCCAAGCATTGGGCTGGCGCGTGACC